CTATCACCTTTTTTAACCACTGTTTTCCCTCCTTTATCTGTATTTGTTACGACCTCAGTTTTAACTTGTTTCTTAGGTGCTTCAACAATCTTAAAACCTTTTAATCTATCACGAACAAGATTCATGTCTATGCCAGGGCAAGCTGTAGAAGTTCCACTAAATTCATTGTGTCCTTGAACATCTTCAACAGATAATCCAAAACGCTTCATTGCACTCTTTGCACGTTCATTAAAAGTAGTTTCTTGTGCTTCAGTGAATGATCCATCACCAACTAGGCATATGTGGTAAGTACTTGAATTGTGTCCACCAATACCGTTTGTAACAACATCTGCATCGTAACAGATTTGTACGGAACCATCACGTAGGATTAACTCATGATAACCACCAGTTTTCCATCCTAACCCTTTCCAGCGACCATTCCAGAAATTAAAATAATCCCCAGTAGTAGTTGCTGAATGGTGACGTGCGATTTTATTTATTCTGCTTAATGATCGTTTGCTGGATCCACCATTTGTTTTGTTGCGAATATCATGAACCTTACCCATGAAATATCCTCTCCTTATATGAAATAAAAAGCCACTCAAATGAGCAGCTTATTTTTCGATTAACCCTTGTTTTTGTAATGCCATTTTTTGCAATTGTGCTTTCTTAGATGTATAAGTGTTCTTCCACACTGCATAAAGGTTTGTTACAAGTAAAGCAAAAGCAGTAATAAGAACCACGAAAGCATTTATACTATCTACAGTGAACCACTCAAAAGAAATACCGATTGTACCGAAAAACATAAGTAAAGCTGTTAAAAATCCACCAATTAATGTTGCAATATCTTTTATCATCTTATTGTCCTCCAATTATTTTTAAAATTTGTTCCCATTGTGAGATAACTAATGTAAGAATACCTGCAACACCTGTACCACCCAAAAGTCCTAACCAAATGTCTTTTCTTGTTGTGATTCTTAGTGTCTTGATTCCATACATTTGTTCAAGAAGTGTAGCGTTTAATTTGTTCTGCTCATTCAACATATCCTTAGTAGAACTAAATTCTTTTAAAACGGTATTCTGCAAATCTAACTGTCCTTTTTCCATATCTGCAATTTTATCCATAACCTTGCCATAATTCGTTTCTAGTTGATTAATCCTTTGTTCATGGTTGTCTAAACGCTCTGACATGTTATTCCCCTCCGTGGCCTGTGGCATTGCTCTCTCCCCCCTTTTCTATTTATCAAGGTTAAATCACCTCCTTAAAGGCAAAATAAAAAACACTCCAAAGAGGAATGCTTCATGGTATAGTGATTAAGTTATTTTTAAAATTGTAGGTGATACTATGGACGATAACATTCAAGATGAAATTCAAGAAAAAACACAATATGATCTTGATAAGGTTTATGATTATAAAGATCTACCTGACAAGATCAGTGGTCGATGCAACAATTGTAATCACGCTTTATTTAAGAGTTCTGTTAAGAACTTTGTGTTTTTACGTGAATGTCGTAATTGTGGTATGAAGAAAAGCATTTAACCCTATAACTATCATAGGGTTTTTTCTGTCCCTTGTTTGAAATTACCACTCCATTGGGAGCTAAATTAAGACAAAATTAAAAGAACCCTATTTTATTAGGATTCTTTAAAACTATATTTATTTGTTTTGAGCTTTTTCAATATCTTCATCTCTAACTGGTCCAATAAAATCAGGATCTCCCGGCTTTGGTAAACCTTGATTATCTATCTTTTCTACATTTGTGGTGTCGTCTTTTGGATTCTGTGTTTCTTGTGTTTTTGAGCAAGCAACTAAAATAGACATAAGTGTTATCAGCATAATAAAAGTGAATTTTTTCATATGAACACGCCTCCCTACACTTCAAATTATCCCTTTATTACGTGTTTATTCCAATAAAGTTTCACTTCCTTCAACTAATTTAATGTTTTTCAAGTCTATTCTGGAGTAAACGTTATTACCAATTGCAATTGCTTGAAGATCAATATTATTGACCTTAGATGCCATTTCTTCTGCATTATAATCATCTACCATGACAATATCATCATTTCCACTGTGAGTTGTTACATTAAGTTTAACCATTAATAAGTACCTCCGATTCTTGATTGAATGAACAATCTTGTAATAATATTAGCGTTAATTCTCCCCAATGCATTAGGTGTTATCGTCACCTCATGCCAAGTTCCTCTAGTAATTCGACCACCTGAGTCTACGTCTAAATATGGTATTAAATCAATGTCATTCCCATTTAAAGAAGTAACAGGAACGATGTTTCCATCTACCCTGATTTGAACAGCGCTTGGCATTGCAGTTAATTCGTATATACCATGTTTAATATCATGGATATGGTCAGGCAAAGTGATATTGTGAGTATGATCAGGAATATCAACTTGGTGTGTATGTGCCGGAATACTAACTGTGTGGGTATGATTTGGGATATTAACATCATGAGTATGATTAGGTGTGCTAAAAGAATGGCTATGTGAAGGAACTGAAACACTATGAGTATGATCTCCACTTCCGCCAGCTGTGTAAATATCACCACCACTACTATTAATCTCTAAAATACCACCACTTGAAGCTCCTTGATATCTGTATGCCTGGACGGGACCTGCATAATTTCCAGCTCTTAACACCAAATGAGTATGATCCCCACCAGCACTAGAGGATTGAGTTGTTCCACCACCACTCTCGGTTGATTTACTTGTTCCACCACCACTGGAACTTGTTTGTGTAGATCCTCCACCGGAACTTGATGTTTGTGTGGAACCACCACCACTTGAAGTTGAATTTACAACAGCACCACCACTTGAAGTGGTTTTTGTTGTTGCTCCACCTCCCTCAGTTGCTTGCGAGTAAGCTCTGAAACGTTCAGTTTCGTAACTTAGTTTCATTGTATTCACATTAACTAAATCATCCGGTAAATAAAAACGGATAACTGCAGGATGTGTTGGATCACAGTTATCTGTGTAGTTATGACTATCAATATTAGTAGCTCCTTGAGAGTAAACTTCGTTAACCTTTTGCCTTCTTTCTAGATCAGCCTGCGTAGTACTTAGATCTTCAATTAAACTCCCAATCTCTAATTGGACGTCCCAAGGACTTCCTGTTATATCCGACTTAGATTCCTTCATGATTCTAAGGTCTGTTACAGGAAACCCATCGACCTCTATACGAACAATTTTCCCTTCTTTAAGTTTATCTATCTCGACACCGGTGATTTTAGAAACGTCAGCCGCAGATACATTCCATGAAACAATAGGTTCTTTCCATTTCTTCAATATAGCTATACCACTAGCAAGTAGAGTTGCAGCATCTTCAAAACGTTTATCTACCCAAACAGTCTCTAAAATACCATTTTCTGCAATTGAATCAGCATCCTCAATGTAAGGAATCCCATTGTTAACAGACTCTATAGTAAGCTGATTAACACCCTCCCCATAACCCAGAGGATAGATACGGTTATAAACGCTCATAGGGTTCTCTTCAATCTCTATTCCAATTAAATTATGTTTTTCTTTAATCCTACAAGTTGGTTCTGTTTCTGAACGAACTAAATTGAGTGTCCAAGGATAAGATGTTGTATCCCATGTCCATCGATATTGTTCATCGAAAGGTTTAGGAACACTAAAAATTGCTGATAACAAATTTTCATTTTCCCAACTGTAATGAAAATATCTTGTAAATTCAACTGTTCCTAACCGCCAGTGCTTTTCTTTTTGTTGATTGATTAAGTACTGTAGCACATCTCTTGTAATGTAGTTAGTTAATTGATGGTATTTAAAAAGAGTGCTTCCTAATAATGTGGCTAGAACATGCTCACATTGAAAAGTAACACTCTGATCGGATTCATTTTTAACTGTATGCTTAGGTATGATTCTAAATAGTCCTATATATTCGTCATCATCCGTTATTTCAACGTATTTTAATAACTCGACTTTACTTACTTTAGGATCATTTAATGGTAGTGAAAAAGTCGCCTGCCATATTGCATTGTTTATTTTATCATATCC